CCAATGGAATATACATCAAATCCATTTTCTTTTAAGTGCTTATATATTTGTGTAAACATAAGTTCACCTTACTTTAATATATTTCCAAGTCCTTTTATTATTTGAGGACTCATTTTATCTAGTGTAGGCTTTATAATTGCATACCTACGTTCGTGACAAAACTCTAAGTAAATACCATAATCTACTCCATGACCTATTTCAATTCTTGCCTTATCGCCATTCCAATACCATTTACCATATAAAGTTCGTGAAGCTTTAAAAGTTTGATCATTCCATTTGTAATTAGTCTTTGCATAGTTTTCCATTTTCTTGGAAGATGTATCTGCATATAAACCTACAGCGGCTTTAGTTTTAAGTCCAGCCTCAGATAATCCATTTAACATATTACTAGGATCAAATTTAAAACTCATTTTTAACTACCTTTTCTATAGATATTTCATAATAACTATCTAATAAATTAGAGTTTTGAGTTTTAATAACCTCATACATTTGACCTTTTATTTCAAGCATAGTACCTGCAGTTACTTTACTTGTATATTCATCAATTAAACATATTAAACTAGTATTATTTGCTCTTACTGTTCTACCTTTATCGGTTACAGTAGTATCTGCTCCATTAGTAGAACTTTCACTATATAAGGCTTTAAAGCTAAATATCTTTTCATATTCAATATTTTCTCCAAAGTCATTTTCATAGTTTCTAAAAACAGAAATATCTAGTCCATATTTAGAAATTGCTTTTTTAAGTTTAGGATTAATTTTATTAGCTATCATAAAATTCTGCTCCCATTAGGTTTATATTTTTTAGCAAGTCTTAACCAGTAATTCTGATTATCTGCTATATTAAGCCCACCTGGTAAACTGATACTATCATTTTCTGCTTTAAGTAAAAAACATTCGTAACAAGTTAAATTGAAATCTTCATTGTTTTTTTCATAGTAATACATTAAATCCTCATCACTAAAAAAGGGAGAAGTATCCTCCCTTAATTCTCTTTTAAGTTTTAAAATAACTTCTCCCATTTATAACACCTACTTAGATCTAGTAGCACCAGCTATTTTTATAGCTTTAGTTACGTCTGCTAAATATACTGCATAGTGTTTATCTATTGTTAATTCAGTTGCTCTTATAGAAGGTATTCTTTCTGTTTCTAAGAAAGTATCTCTCTTTAAGAATATAGCTAAAGCTCCTGGTTTAACTATGTAGTTAGTGTTTGTTATTCTGTTAGATATAACAACATCACATCCATGAACTTGTCCTACAGAACCTTCAACTAAAGCTTCTCTACCTAATTCTTGAACTGATAACCAAGTTGGATCTTGTTTTAATGTATGAAGTTGAGCAGGCGATACTAATAATACCTTTTGCCCTTCTAAGTCTTCTCCAAACTTAACTAAAGCTTCTGATACTACTTCAGCAGATAAAGCTTTATTTATAGTCATTTCTGACCCTATTCCGTTTAAACATTCCATAACATCTGTATCAACTTTAGCAGCTATAGCTTTAGCTAATTGTTTAGATGCTTGTCCTAATGGATCTCCGTATCCAGATAATATAGCTTCATCAGTAAGTCTTACACCTTTACCAGCTTTCTTAACTGTTACGTTTTCCATTTCAGTAGCTAAAGCTTCTACAGGTATAGCTTCACCTTCTGCTACGTCTACTGCTTCTCCTATCATTTTGTAAGCTGGTAATGATACAGTATTTCCTGGTCTACCAACTAATGTATGATCTACTGTTGCAAGTGGAGCAAATTTTATAGCAAATTCTAATTCTCCATCTACCATTGAAGCTAATACTTCTGGATTTATCATATGTTCTATTTTAGTTATTGTCATAATCTTTCACATCCTTATTTTTTATGTTTTTATAAATTATTGTTTAAGTGATTGAATAACTCTTTATCATTGTTATATAAGTTCATTCTTTCCATATAACTCATATTTTTAAATTGATCTTTAGTTATTCCTTTTGGATTATTTCTTCCAAATTGTCCTATTCCTCCAGTATTTCCTGGAGTAGTATCTAAATCGAATAAGTATGAAGCATCTTTTTGTAAGGCTTCTATCTGAGTGTTAAGTCCCTCTAACTTTCCTTCTTGATACTTTATACTATTCATATCTAATAAAGCCTTTAGAGCCTTATTATTTTTACATTTTGCATTATTTAGCGCGCTTTCTAATGCAAAGTCGAATTGAAGATTATACATTTCTTTAGAATGATTCTCTTCTAATTCTTTATTTGAAAGTTGCAACTGTTCAACCAACTTATTTAATGCATCTACATCTGCATTATTCTTTTGTAAATCTTTTAATTGCTTTTCATAGCCTTTAGAAGCCTCTTCTAATTGCTTCTTTTGTTCTTGTAGCTTGTTATATCTAACATCTACATTCTCTAATGAAGTAGTATATATTTTAGCTTCATTCATAGCTTTTAATATATTAGTTACTTGTTCTTCATTTAGTCCTTGGCTTACTAATAAATCTTTCATATATCCTCCATAACTTTTTTAACGAGATTATACTCGATAGAGTTTTTTCTATTTGTTCTTTTACATCTGCAAATAAACTAAAAAGATGATATAAAAAAGGATTAGACAAAGTCTAATCCATATTCACTAAACCATTTATTAAGTTTTGTATTACTTTCTCCATCTATCCAACTTCTAAGTTCTTTTCCTATTTCATCTAAAGTCATAGGTATTTCATAGGTAAAAGTACATCTACCCATAGGATGATCAAGTGGCATATCTTTAGGGTTATAAATCTTCCCATCTCTTTCCTTGCATATCTCGCAACACCTTTTATCATGTGCAGATACCCACTCTATACCTTCTACATATGGATTTTTAATAGCACTTCTTTTAGCAGCTTGTTGGTAAGCATGTATTACACTAGTATGAGCTAATCTGTAAGTATTGTAATTAGCTTGCCCTCTAACTCCATTATATACAGGTTGCTTTTCATCAGGATTAACATACTTTTCTAAATCCTTAGCTATTTCATAAGTTCCTTTTTTCTGAGCTATACCTTCCGATACAATAATTTCAATATCCTTATTAAATCTTTTAGTATCAGCCCATATTCTTTCACTTATTCCCGCTCTATCCTTATATATCTTACCGTTTAATATTTCTGCTATTACATCAGTATGTATAGAAGTACACATTTTAAATATATTTTCTTCAATATCTAAGTTATATTTATTAGATACTTCACTGAAAAAATCTAATTGTGTACTAGTACCATACTCAGAAGCTTCTTTAATAGCTTTTTTAGTAATAGCAGTTATTTCACTATTTATCTTTTTAATTTCTTTACCTAATTCCTTTTGTAATTGCTCTAAATAAAACTGACTTGCATTCTTAGGCATATTATCTATTTTCTTAGATAAATCTTTATATAATTTAGAGTATAAATCATTGATTTCTCTTTTTAATTTCTTAGTTAATATATCTCTTTTCTTTTCAGATGCTTTAGCTAACTGATTAAATCTACTCGTCGCCATCTACTTCATCATCACCTAACATAGTAGAATATCCTTCTTCTAACATCTGTTTTTCTAGTTGTATTTGCTTAAGTTCTTCATCAGCCATATCATCTACAACATTACACCACTTTTTTATAAATGACTTTCTAGACATTACCTGAGCATTAACCTTTTGTATATCAAGTGTCATTTCATTATCTTCATCCTCTTGTAAAGGATATTTATTTTCTGCTACAACCTTAAAATCATTTAACCTTGGTAAAGCTTCTATAGAATATACCTCAGTCATTTCAAGCATAGCTTTTATCATCCATTCAAGAGCAGGTTTCCATGCTTGCCACTTTTCTTCACATCTAGTTATTAATTGCCAGTATAAAGCCTTCATAGTTTTACCGCTAGTCATCATACCGACCATTTCAGCACTGTTTATCATAGGTATATTTAATACCTCATGCATATCTGACTTTAATCTACTTAAAGTATTTTCCATTCTAGTATCATAATTGAAATCAGTATCTACAGTACCTATTTGTGCTTGTTTACCATCAGCTAAAGGAGATGTTTCTATATCCCAATATGCTCCTGGCTTTAATTTAAAATGTTTACTAGCTTCAGGATCTACATCTATTCCATAGATAGTCCTGTTCATACCTTTTTTAAGAGCATCTATATCCTCAGATGCTAATATATTATAGTTTATAGCATTTTCAAAGATTTCTGCTACATCACTTTCACCTTTGAAATCACCACTTAAACCATCGTTAAGTATTACATAAGCTGGTATTCCTGTTAGTTTTAAATCTACATTTACAGCTAAAGTTTCTATTAAGTCTCCGTAACCAGTATAGAAACCTTCATTTAAGATACATTTACCATTAACCATCTCATACTTTTGTTTCCATATAACCTGCTTAGATTTATCAGTTTCTTGGTTCATCTGGTGGAAGAATATTATCTGTTTAAGTTCATCTACTCTATCCTCAAAAGGTTCATATACAAATTCTAAAGAAGGTACAAACATAACTCTTATAGTTTTAGTAACTGTATCTGCATGAAGCTTTATTGCTACCCTTTTACCTATAAAACAGTCTCTAGCACCTTTAACTAATTTTTCAGTAAATAAATTATCTTTTAGTATCTTACCTATGTAATTATTTATCTCTTCTACTTTAGATTCTTCATTATCATTTTCCGACTGTACATTTAAATCTGGAGTTTTACCAAATAAAAATCTTGCCTCTTCTTTTATTAACTTCTTAATATAATTAGTTCTCTTTTTAGTAGGAATATAATCTAGTTCATCATTATTCCATTCTTGGCCTTTACCATCATATATGTCATAAAGCTTTATTATTTCGTTCATTTCTTTTATAACTTCATTACCATATAGTCCTGTAATTTCTGTTTGTATAAATTCCATATCTACCATATAAAACACCTCCTATCTACTGTTATAAGTTCTTTCTCTTCCATGTAACTTCATATCTAATTCTAGTGCATAACGTGTGCTATCGATGCTGTGGTTATCTTTATCCTCTAATTTAGGCCTAATATTACCATCTTTATCAGTTTGATAATCAATATTTTCAAATTCTCTAGCAACATTAGGAGTTCTTTTAACATCGATTACTATAGCTTCTAAATCATCAAGCCAGTTTTCACCAAACTCAATAGATCCTGGACCTTTTTTAGCTTTTAATGCTTTAATTCCAAGTTCTCTAAGTTCAGCAATACTTCTAGGTTCTGCACTATCACACGTAACATGAAAATCATCATATCCCTTTGATTTAATCTTAGAAGCTAATTCTCTAATACTCATTTTTACACCATATATTTCATCTATAAAATAAATAATTCTTTTCTTTTTATCATAATGAATTCTAACAAAAGCCATAGGATCTGTTGCATAACCAAAGTCATTACCTTGCCTTATGTTATCAAAAGAAGCTATTTCTTCATCTGTTATAGTTCTAAATACTAAATTAGAAAAAGGAACTACTCCAGAACCTATCGGCTCGCCTAAGTACTCCCATCTATATTTAAACTCATTATTCTTTTTAGTTTCATTAGCCTCTTCTATAAATGCTTTAGATATATGAGGATTATCTAAATAAGTACTATGATGAATGTAAGTATTATCAGGTATAAACTGTGTTTCAAACTTCTTATTAACCCAGGACTGCTTTCTTTTAGGTGGGTTATAACTATATATAACTTTATAGCTAAGTCCTGTAGGCAGTTCTGCTCTTAATACAGAGTTTACTATTGTTGATACTTCTTCTTCCGTCTTAAACTCTGCTAACTCTTCAAACCACACAAAAGCTATAGGGAATTTAGACATCTTAATCGACTTAATCTTAGCTGGATCATCAGCACCTCTAAATATAAACTTATTACCCCTTGGTATATATATAAGTTGTAGTGGTGACTTTTGAATTTTCCAAACATGACCTACATTAAGTATTTCTATAGCTTCTTTTAACTGTTCAAATACCGATTCTGCCAGTGTGTTACCCACTTTTCTAATACATAAACAAGTAACCGGATATTTCATAAGAGCTAATACTAACCATATAGCTATATGAGTTGATTTAGCTGATGCTCTTCCACCTTTTAATACGTGAAAAAGATAATTATTAGAGTTGATAACCTTCCAAAATTCATAAAAGTTTTTATTAATTATTTCGGATATTCGCTTACTCATCTTCAAGAGTTCCTATATCATCAATAATAGTTACTCCAACATTACCTTCTAAGTCTACCTTTTCAGTAAACAGAGCATATCTTTTACCTAATAATTCTGCAGCTTTAATTCTATCTTTAGCACTAAGTTGTTTTTTAAGTATTATAGGTTCTATTCCACCCACTCCATCACTTTTAGTTGATACTACCTCTTCTAATACCTCACCTCTTAGTGATGCACTTAAAAAAGCTAAGACTTCTTCAGCTTTAGCTATTCTGTTACTTTCAATTTGTTTCATTTTTTCTTCTATATATTTTTTAATGTTAGCATTTGTTAGCAGTCTACTTGAATTAGTTCTAGCAACTGCATCACTTTTGCAACTCTTATATGATCTTTTATAAGCTTCAGTAGCATTACCTAATTCTATATAAAAATCACAGAATGCTATCTGATTATTATTAAGTTTCAATAATGCCACCTCCTTTTATATACTTTAATAATGATAATAATATTAAACATAAAAAAGGCTCATATATAAATATGAACCTTAATCACGTGGAGAACTTTAAAAACATCCAAAATTCTAATTTAAAAACGATAGAGTAATATAATAAATAAAAAAGCTTTTTAGTTGTACATTGTAAGACTCGAACTCACATATTGCCACCTGCATGTACATAGTGTGTTAAGCCATTTGAGACTTAACACTAGGGATTTTGGGTTAAGCATTACATAAAAAATAAAATAGTTTTGCTTAAAATTAATTATCTACTACAGAAAAGAATGAATTATTTTGATTAAAATTAATTATCTAATCAAGAAA